GTTCTAAACTGTTGTTGAATATCTGTTGCGATTGGTTCTGCCATTATGCCATGTTCCCAAAATGTTCCATTAGTTTATACATAACTCTAGTGCCTGACTCTCTTGTTGGCTCTCCGTTTGGAGTTAAAGTTAGTATGCCATTGTTATTGTTAACATCAAAAGAACCTGCTCCTCTTACAGCTTTGGCAGTCATTACAAACTCACCGTCTGAAAGCATTGCAGGAATATCATCTGATGTCTCAGTGCCTGCTCCATTGATTTGTCCATCTCTTACAGGAAACTCTTCTACATTGATAGCAACATCCATGTCGCCACCTTCTGCCATAGCTACGACACCACCATCAGCAAAAGCCATAATGCCACCGTATCTTGCGTTTCTTGGCTTGCCACCGCTTAGTGCAGGCATGCCTTCAGGAGTTAAACCAAACTCTACACGAGATGGCATTTCTGCTCCTGTTCTACGAGCTATCTCTGCTTCTATGTTATATCTACCAAGTGGGTCCATTTGTGTGAGTGGAGTTAAAGGTACACCTTTTTGATCTTTGGCTTCTTCATAAGCCAATTTACCAATTAAGCCTGCAAGTCCTGCAATACCTAATTTGCCCATCATGCCCATGCCACCGCCTGATGTTCTATCACCACCACCAATCATCTCATCCAAGGTTCTTGACTGTTGACGATCAGACCTGTAAGTAATTTTTCCTTTTTTTACCATTTCATCAACCATTGATGGGTCCATGGTTTCTAACATTTCATCAATTTCTGCCTGTGAATATTCTTCTCTTTGTTCGCCTTTAAGCATATCCTCAATTCTACCTATGGCACTTTGTCCTTTGCCTGAAACGGGATCATAGTCAGCACTTCTGCCAAAAAGCTCTGAAATGCCACCAAAACCTTTTTGTTTTAAGTTACCAAGCAAACCTACGCCATCGCTTCCCTTGGTAACATATTCCTTAAGTCTGCCACCAAATGAAGTTCCGCTTGGTCCCTTCTTTGCTCCATAAAATCCACCAAGACCTGATAACAATGCGTCTTTTGTGCTACCGCCTGCAAGTTTTGTGGCTCCTGCTGATAAAGCTGCCGATGCTACTGGTCCCACGCCCGGTATCATGCTTACAGCAACTGGTGCTACTTGCTTAACAACTTTTTTAGCCTTCTTCCAAAGCTTTGACAAAAAGCCAAACTCTTGTAGTCCAGTTTCAGGGTTAATTGATGCTATGCCACCTAACTGACCTGTTGAGTCTACAACTCTTGTTCTTGGGTCTATACCCATTTGAGTCATGGTTTGTTCAAGCATGTCGGATGCTTGTGGATTTGCCTCTAATACAGGAGCAGGTATTACAACCTCTCCTTCTGTCAAGTGACCGATTGTTGTGTCTCCATCTCTACCCATCGTGGACATTAAAGCCATGATACCTTCATCACCCTCACCGCTAACTGGCATCATTCTATCTTTTAAAATTTCTTCTTGAAATTCTTTGGGTGCGACCTCTTTTACAGTTTGCACAAATGCGTCTACATCCATGCCTGTACCCATTTCGTTGAGTATTTCTTGTTGAGCTTGCATAGACTCAGGTGAGTTCTGCGGATATGTCATTATGGTTCTAACTTGTTGTTCAAAACCAAGATCAACTAATGGTTGCATCACACTTGTGTCTACATTTGACATCATTGGGTCTTGTACACCACTTAATAAAGCTTTGTTAATCCTAACCGTATCGTTGTCAGACATAACGCCTGAGCCTATGGTATCTCTGCTTGGCATCATATCCATCAAAGGACTGCTAGCATTAAAGGATGGTCTTCCCTGATTGAAGTTCATACTTGCCTGAAACAAGGGAAGAGAGTCGGGTCTTTCCATGTCTGTTAAAAGGTTTTGAACTCTGTCTGTTAAATTTAAATCTGCCATATTAACTCGTTGTAACTGTTACGGAGCCTACCGCTCCTGTTCCACTCACGCCACTCAAATATGTTTGGTGACTATATAAATCACGAAAAGCATTCCCGTCATACGCTTGGTGAATCTCTAGTGTCGTATTAAACACTATATCACCCGCTATAAAGTTCAGTTCACCTAATTCGGATTGGTTGAACTGCGGGGTTCGATTAGGGTCGAACTGTCCTAAGTTTAACTCAAGTATCCTGACTAATCTATTAAAAACATCAGGTGTTACTTCGTCTAAAGCCTGCGGTAACCTTGTCGGTAATAGCTTTGCCATTATCTTCTACCATCAGGCTGTATATACATTCTAGTATATCCTAGTCTCCATTGCACTCCTAGTCTGTTTGCTGTGTCTGCGTCATCATCGCTTTGCAGTCTTAACACAGCCTGTCTTGCTCTAGTTCGTACATTTAATTCGTTGGTATTATTAGAAACATCCTTAGTCACTTTGGTTGATAAGCTTTGTGCAGGAAAGTTTCTTGTTTTAATCTGCATATTTATTTGTGGTACACCACTGGCTGTATTGGTGCCATAAAACTTAAGATCGGGAATAATTTTGCTAATAAAGGCAAAGTCGTTGCCTTCTTGTAAATCAAAGTCAGAGCTTTCAATAAAGACATTATCCATTGGAGAACCATCGTTATCTTCTCCTGTTTCTTGGTTATATAAATAACCATTTTCAGTAGCCAGTGGTGCAACAAATACATCTTCATCTAGCCAAGCAGTTCTGACAAGCTCGCCTATGCTCCATGTGTTTTCTAAATAGTTATATATAACATAGCGTGATATTTCACCAGTGCTATCTTGAGTCGATGGATAAAACCACCACACCTCATTGTATTGTTTATTTACCAAAGCAAATGTTTTAAACAATTGTGATAAATCTAAGTTTTCTTGCACATAACTTAAAACAGTGCATTCTAGTCTTTGTACACTACCGTTGTAACGGTAGAAGCCATCTTCAGCCATCCAGTAAACGCCATTCGGTGCATTGATACAAGCGTTGGGTGCGATCATACCCACACCTTGATTGATCAAGTTAACTGCAAAAGTTAAAGGTGGTCCAACAAATTGTATCGAATACAAAGATGAATCAGTCCACACAAGAGTCTCTTGCCTTGATCTTATCCCACCAATAATCTCACTACCAACAGAAAGTCTTACCGAGCCTGCGGTATTGGTTGTTAATGGCTCCCACTCAGTTACGCTTTCTTGATCAGAAAAAGCAATAAGCATAGGATCAATTGAACCTGTTCTAGCTGTGCCTGCACCATCAATAGGATCAGCACCTAAAACAAACACATGTCTATCTGTTTCGGAAACAATGGTTTGTAAACCAACGGTAGGGGCTAAGTTTGCTCCTGATAAAGATGTAATATTTACGGCTCTTGCAGATGTGCCTCCTGAAGAGTCCCAATAAAAAATACCTCCGCCTCTTGGATGCAATATTAGGTCTTCGCCAAAATTATCAGACGACCATAATCTAAGTTGATTGGTAAAGGTTAAAGAACTCGCAGACCCATATGCACCTGACCCCCAAGCATTAACACCCCAACCCGTTGATGATACAAAATTATCTAGCCCAGTATTAAGTTGGTAAGCACCTACTACACTACCGCCCCCATTACCTGTGTCACTAGAATTAGCTGTTACAGTATCTCCACTAGTATCTTTGGCTTCAATTAAATAAGAGTTAACATCTACAATAGTTGTTATTTGATATTCTTGATTGATTACAGTAGCAGTAATGTTGCCACCAAGACTAACTGCTCCTGAAAAGGTTACAAAATCATTTTGCACAGCACCGTGTGCTGTGTCTGTAACGGTAATTGTTGCATCACCATTGCTTGCAGAAAAAGTAACATCTCCTGCACTTGTTGTTGATCGGATTGGGGTTATGTCGTAAAAGTTATCTCCTTCTTTTACATAAGATTTGAGGTGAGTACCTAAAAATAAATATTTAGTGCCTGAAATAGAAATCCATGCAAATAAATTTCTACAGGTTCCTAGAAAAGAGTTAGCTGAGTTTTTGACCCACCCGCCTAATTTTTCAACAAAACCTTTTCTAAACCTAATTAAAGACGCATTGAACCATCCGCCTGCGTTAGTGTAATCGGTTCCCTCTCTATTAATTCCTGCTTTAAACTGAAACTTTGCGTATGGCATGTTTCATTGCTATTAAGCGATTCGGATAATAGCTGTTGATGCCGCCGCCGCAGGAAATACAATTGTAAAGTCACCTGCTGTTGAAGTTTTGTCGCCACCAAAATCAATTGTGGCTACCGATCTGTCAGCATTGGTGTCGTTATAAATCATACAACCCCTTGCAGTGATAGTAGCTGTACCAAAAGTTAAATCAGCAAAGTCAGTAAAACCAGTAGTTCCTGAGCTTGTAGGGTTAATGTTAGTTAAAGCTGCACCACCTGAAGTGTAATTTGTGCCACTGGCTTGACCAGTTGTAGTAAAAGCAGTTGTGGTAGCACCCAATGTTGCTGAACTTGTATACAAAGCTAACTTAAATGAGTTTCCGCCTGACGCTAAAAAATTGTGCTTACCTTCAAGTAACTCTTTTTTAAAGCTTGTTGTAAGTGTTGATGTAATTGCCATAATTATAGTTTCCTAATTAAATCAGCAGAATCTTTAAAACCTGCTTTTTCTAATTGATTGTTAATTGTAATCCTATCAGATTTTATGGCATTTTGCATATATAGTTCAATAACTTTTTCAATATTATCTTTGTACTCTTTTACTTGTTTTTGTATTTGTTCAGGAGCATCTTCACTTACATGAACAATTCTATCTACACATAGTTTAGCCCAAAAACTTATTGGATGTCCGCCCTCATTCGTGGTGTGTACCTCAATCGCACCAATGTTTCCTAAAGCCGTATCTTCAATCATTTACCACTCCTTTGGTTCAACTGGACTAGTTTTATCATCATGTCTTCCAATAAGCTGTGGTTCTATTGGTGATTGATTAATCGCTAGCTCACTCATTTTTTTTACAATCATTTTATCGCCATCCATCAAGGGAACCAACGGGTCTTTTAATCTATGATAGCCATAAAGTTTTTCTCTTGTTTCAATACATGTATCTAGCAATGTTGATGATCCTGCTACACCCACTTGCATTCCTGCATGCATGCATTTAGATAGCCAAAACTCTACACAGGCTCTGCCCGATTCCGCAAAATGTAAATTGCCTTTATAAGTAAAGTCCACTCCATATATTTTCAAAGTACCCACCCTGTTCCATAAAGCAAATGCTATTGCATAGGCAACAGTATTATTTAAGTAACAACAATTAAGATCGGCAACGATTTCATCTATTGGATAAAGAACCAAATTTTTTGCTCTTTCATCAAGCTCACAGGTATAAATGGGTTTATCGCCTGTGGTCAGCATTCTTTTCATGCCACTGGTTTGACCGCCTGCATCATCAGTATCTAAAAACCTAGACGGTGGGTCCATCATAAAAGTTCGATCATGAAATATAACAGAGCCTACAGCATTAATTCCCCACACCTCGTCAAAGTTATCACCGTGTGATTTAGCCAAGTTATAATCAAACCAACTGCGACCCAAGCCAACAATGGCTACGGTCTTGCCTTCAAGTTTTTTTATTCTCTTCATTTTTCTCCTCTCAAAAAGAAAATTAAGTTACATTAATTCTAAGCGAATCATACCTCATTTCATCTCTTGTATCTCTGCCCTCGCCCAAGTTCTTCAGCCTACCTAAAGCTTCTTTAAATTTAGAATCTAATATGCCAATCTCTGCTTGTGGTAGTTTTAAAAATATTGCACCTTCAACCAAACATGCATATAGAAGCGTATCAGGAGCCTCTGTGGATAAATAAGTTGTAGCACTAACACCATTGTATTCTACAGTTCCATCGGTTATTGATTTTGGTCTTGCTAAATAGTGAAGCTCTACATCATAGGCTTGATCAGGAACTGGTGACACTTCAAAGCTTGATTGATCAAATATTGAATAATACTTTGGCTTTCCTCTTGCTGATGTGCTTGATGAATATTCTTTAATAAAAGAATTATGTTTAAAATCGCAGTAAGTATAGCTACCACTATCTATAACCGCTAATGAAAAACTACCTAGCCAATCTGTTGGCGTGTTTAAAAACCTTTGATCTGCCGTCAAATTACCTGAAACATTTTTTCTTTGATCAGGTAGCTGTACTACTTTAAATATTCTTTCTTCGCCCTGTGTGATAAATGTATTAAGCTGATTTACAAAAGTAGTTTCGTCAGTCTCAAGATAATCTTGGATAGCTGTTTTTAATGTTGTTAATGTAAAGCTCATGATTAAACCGTGTTAATTTGACCGCCCATGCCTGAGTGATTGGTACAATAATAATACAATGTTGGAGCCGATGATGCCACTTCTATTTGTGTATATGCACCTGATGACCCTGCTGTACCATTGGTTGTAACTCCAGTGGTATATTCTGACCCACCACCGTGTGTACCATCTGATGTTGTAGAAAATCTTAATGGATGACTGCTGTTGCTACTTGCCGATTGATCAAATCTATATGTTTGTCCTTCGGTCAAATTAAGAGTAGCTGCTCTACTGCCATCAATATAAAAATAGTTTGAGCCAAGATAATTAGCCACGGTTACCGTGTATGTTGTGTACGAAGGTGAGGGTGTTGGCGATGGTGTTGGTGACGGAGTAGGACTCGGAGATGGAGTTGATCCAGTAGCACCCGTAATTGTAATGGTTCCGAGAGACGAACTTAAAGCGTTAGGAGTTGTAAGTGCTGTACCTATAATGCCCAAGTCCCAGTTTGTATAAACCGTAAAATTTCTAGGCACTACGCTTGTATCAACCCTTGGATTGTTTAAGGCTTCAGGATCAGCAAGATTTCTTTTTACATCAAGTTGTGGATGCTTTGGCTCATAACATTCAGGACAGGTTCTGTATCCATTCCATTCTTTTCTTAGTTCACGCAAGCCATACCTAAAACCACATCTATCACAGATACCATACGCATTCTTTTCCGATGCGAATGCCATTATGCGTAATCGTATGCCCTAGTATCAGGGGTTGCTCTAAAAGATGCCCTATCTTCATCTTGACTCAAAGCTCTCTCAAACTCTTCTTCATAGAGTTGTTTTAACATGCCCGTTCTTTCAGGAGCTTTTTTTAAGGATAGATAGTAAGCCAATCCTGCACTTAGGCAAGGATAGAACCTAAAAGGCATTTGTAAGGTATCGGTTGATGCGTCTACATCATCCATACGCATAATTCTATTTACATAAAGAACATCTGTTGAGTTCTCAGGGGCGTTGTATAGATAGATTGTTGGTGTAATTTGTTTGTCTACAAAATATTGAGATGGTCTACCTTGTGCAGTTTTATCAGGAATAGCTGCATATTCACTTCTTGAGATTTGATTCATTTGCAAATCGCTTGGTGTACCATTAGTTGTTCTTCTAATAAATGCATCTAACACATCAATTACAGCAGTTGGATTTGTTGCATCCAAATCATAAGATGTTGTCCCCTGTGTTAAAGCAATAGATGTTTGTGAAATAGTCCATTGATTCAAACCACGGTTAGCCCATTCAGCCAACAATAAATTTAAACTGCGTTTTGCGGTTTTTAAATCGTATGCTGTGCGTAGCTCAAGACCGCATCTTTCAAATGCTTCTTCTATGTATTCAGCTACATCTAGCTCAAAGTTTTTACTTCCTGAAGTTGCCACGCCTAATCCTCGTTGTATAAATTATCGAAAACTCGATTTACATCTAATGTATAGTCTAAATCAGATTTAGAGTAATGTATATGTGCAGAAGGTTTAAAATCGGGTGCATCACTGCCCGTTTCAAACCAAGCAGGGTGTGTAACTCTTACCCTATTATTGGGCAACGCTACGATATTTCCAGTCCATTCACCTGCGTCTAATAACTCTAATACATGACTACTTTTGTGTTGTGCAGGATCATCAGCTATTTCGCTTTCTGCATAATCTACAGTGAAATAATACTTTGCAGGAAACATCTTACCATCTATTTTTGCAAGCCAAGGACAGGGTGTTGCTCTATCTATAACATAAACAGAGTTATGATGTGATGAACAATCCCACGGTTGTGCATCATGTACTGCCATAGGTTCTGCCCATTCTTCAAATGGTGTGTCTGCAACCAAAGCGGTTATCGGCATTCTTGCCCACATAGCTCCACCGTGTGCTGTATCTTCAGGCTCACCGTCTGCTTCTATGCCAGTAAAGATTAAATGAAATCCTAAGCAACGATTTGGCATAGTAGTAACGCCTACAGCCATAGCGTGCAAAAACTCACCATGATATTGCTCATGGTTATGTGTGTACTCTCTTCTCACCCAACACTTAAAGTGTGGGATATTACTGTATAAATAAGACACTACTTACTTACTTTTCCGCCCTTCTTGTATCCTTTTGTGCTTATTTTTCCGCCTTTTTTGTAGCCTTTAGATTTCATCGCACCGCCTTTTTTCATGCCCTTTGATTTCATCATGCCACCTTTTTTCATGCCTTTGGACTTTATCATTCCACCATTAGCATATCCTTTAGTTTTCTTAAACATTTTTGCTCCTAATTAAATATTTATTCTATCACTTTTTTCTTTTGACAATAGTTTTTACATTGGTTGGTTTGCCACCAACACCTTGTTTCTTTGATCTCTTTCTTGTGACTGCTGATTTGATTTGTGATTTGGTCATTGATTGTGCTTTTGATTTAGGCACGCATTTTGGATATTTTCTTTTTGATCCTTTTGCAGACTTTCTTCCGCACTTCTTAAACCCACCACCTTTTTTAGGCGATCCAATATCTACCCACTCTTCCTTGAACCACTTCTTAAGTCCGCCTGATCGCTTAGTCATTAGCCACGCATCTTGGTTTTCTTTCTGCGATCATTCATAACCGCACCACAACCACGAGCTATAAAACTTTTAACACCTGCACCCTTTTTAACTGTGCCACCGTTAAACATAAAACCCATCTCGTTGCGTACTTGTTTAGGTAACTTGGGTAACCCCTTGTTGCCTTTGGGTATTGGTTTAAGACTTTTTTCCATAATTCCACCTTGTGCTTTATATTGACCGCCCATTCTTTTGTATTCTTTGACCATCCAAGCGTTTGCATAAGCTGATGGATAAACATCAAACTTAGCCTTTGCTTTAGACTTAGCTTTACTATAAAGACTTGGATTTTTTACATTGTCAGGTACTGCCATTTAACATTTCCACCTTCGCCTTGCTTGGCGTATTCTTGAGTTAGGATCATTCCTAGTTTTTGCCGAACTGCGTTTAAGTTGTCCAAGCGATCTAGCACAATAAGACTTACGCCTTTTTGCTGCCTTGCTTCCTTTTTTAACTTTGCCAGTTACGGCTGTTTTTAATTTAGAACCGGGGTTAGCTTTTCTGTAAGCCTTAACACCCTTTTTCGTCATGCCTGCACCCTTTTTAGTAGGGCGATAATTAGCTCCCTTACCTTTTGTGGTTTTGGGTATGCTTTTAGCTTTTCTTTTCTTTTTTTCAGCCATTAGTCAGCATAAGGTCTATTTTGTATATATATAATGTCTAAGCCTGCTGAAACAGCAAGATTGGCATTACTTGAGCTTGCAATGGCTCTTACCTCTAAATCGGTTTTTTCTTCATATTTTAACGGATAAGTAAACTCTTGATTTATTACATATTGCGATAAAACAAATTTATCTTTTACATTAAATACACCACCTTCAGGTCTAGCAACAAAATGTGCTGTGCCAAACTTGTTTGCAACTTCAGTGTTTAACGAGATATCTAATTGATGCAAATAAGCTGTGTAACCTTTTGGCACAGTCCATAAAGCCATTAATGTTTGATTATCACCAACATCAATAACTCCATACTTATTGGCAGGTACACCTGAAGTTACCGTACCTGTGCCTGCATATATTTTGCCTGCATTTTGTCCACCGCTTCCTGCGGTGTCTACAACCATTCTAAATACTCTTAAATAAGAGTTTGTTGTATTGACTGCTGTTTGACCATTAAGTGTAACTGTTTCACTTATTTCATCATAATCACCGTCTAAGCCTGAAATGGTTATGGTTCTTGCACCCGTTCCTGCCGAAGCATCATCTGTGCTTGCACTAGATATTTTTAAAACGGTTGCGGATGTTAAATAAGAATAAAGACCGCCCTCTGA